ACAATTTCGCCGTGACAATGCAAACACATCTTTCCCTGCGCAGATACCTAACACGATCTTGCGTAGGTATGGGGTCTATGAGGTTACTGAATTAGATAAGCCTTCATATGATCCATTAGTGCAGACACTTGTAGTGGGTACACCGACACGGGAAGTTATCCGCATGAAGACTGAAGCTGACTGCACTGACCCTGATACAGGTGAAGTTGATACAGATCAGGTAGGGCAACCACTGTATGGCAACGAGTGGGAAGTATCTTACACTGTGCAGAACATGGAACAAGCCACGGCAGAAGCTAACGTAAGAGCTAAACGTGATAGCTTATTACAAGAGACTGACTGGATGGCTTTGTCTGATGTAACTATGTCGAGTGAAATGACTACTTACAGGCAAGCACTACGGGATGTACCATCACAAGCTGGTTTTCCTTTTAGCGTAACTTGGCCCACTAAACCGTAGGTGACACATGCTAGGTTTTACTAGTTTTTCACAAAATGCTTTTTCATCTATTGCTACAACTGGCCTAGTTAATGTAGCTATGCCAGCAACTACAGCTACTTTTGCATTAGATATAGACTTTGATGCTGAAGCAAATACAAATATAGGCGGCTCTGTTACAGCTACACTTACTGCTGCAGATGTTGAGGGTTACGGTCAAGCAAGTGGGTTCTTAAGTACTACTGCAGCGTTCCTTTCTATCTACATCACTGACTTTGCAGATGAGGATGCACAAGGTAGAGCATTTATGCCAGTGGCAGCTTCTAACATTACAGCAAATACATTCAGTGACTTAATCGCAAAAGCTAATACAGTCAGTGATTCTGCAATAGCAGCACTAGCTGTACCAGCATTAGATGACGTAGATGCTAAAGCTAACACAAGCATAGGCGGCTCTGTTACAGCTACCATATCAAATACAGCGTTTGACGATGTAGACGCACAGGCAACAGTAATACCACCATCTTTTGTATTAACACCCGCTGTAAATTTAGATGACCCTATTGCCGTAAAGTTTGACTTTGGTCAATTCGCTGACAGCTACGATAATTCAAGAGTGATTTACATAACCTCTTACGGCGGCAGTAACACTGTATATATTAGATAAGAAAATAGAACAGTTTATATAAATAGAGATACGCAGGATAAGGACACACTATGTCTTACAAATGGCCCGATAAAGACCCTGACGAAATGTTAGACTACAGTGTAGACTGGTCACGCTTCTTAGGTGATGATACTATAGCATCTGTTACTTGGTTTATACATGATGCTGATGACGTTAAGCAACAAGTGTCTGATTCTTCTGTAGTCAATGGGTTGCAGTTTGTTCAAGGTACTATTTCAGGCCGTGTAGCTACAGCAAGATTTTCCCTAGGAACTAATAACTTGCGTTATAATGTTGTCTGTCGTATAAACACAGGGGAAAATTTACAGTATGAACGTTCTATTTTCCTACGTGTTAAGGAGAAGTAAAATATGGCATATGATTATTTAAGTCTTGTCAATGATGTAAATCGTAGGTTAAATGAAGTAGAATTAACTGCAGGAAACTTTGCAACTACTACAGGTTATTACAGCTTTGCTAAAGATGCAGTAAACGCTTCTCTACGTCACATCCAGCAAGAAGAGTATGAGTGGCCTTGGAATCATGTAGAAGAGACTGAAGCACTTGTAGCTGGTGTAGTAAGATATGGCTTTCCATATGACGCTAAGACAGTTAATATGAACACGTTTAGAATCAAGCGTGACAACTCTCTCAATGTATCTACACGCAAGTTAAAAGTTATATCGTATGAAGAGTATCTTAATAAGTACGCTGACCTAGAGTATGACACGAACACCAGTAACAGAAGTACACCCACACATGTAGCCCGTGCACCTAGCCGCGAGTTTATGTTATACCCTAGTCCAGATGCAGCCTATGAAATTGTGTATGAGTATTACAACGTAGGGTTCGACTTAGAGAATGCTACAGATGTACCTAACCTACCTGAGCAGTATAAGTATGTTATTGTAGATGGTGCTATGTATTATGTTTATCAATTCCGTGGTGACATGCAAGCGGCACAGTTAGCTTTAAATAAGTTTGAGCAAGGTATTAAGTACCTACGCAGTATCCACATTAACCGTACCGACTATTTAGGTGATACAAGAGTTTACTTCTAATGGCTACACAATGGTCTACATTTCCTATTGAGTTTAGAGGTGGTTTGATCTCTAACTTATCAGCCTTACAGCACGGTACTAATGCTGTGGGTTCTGCTACTATTCTACAGAACTTTGAACCTAACAAAGAAGGTGGCTACTCTAAGATCAAAGGATACGAAAAGTTTAGCACTACTGAGGTTACAGGTAGTGGGCCTATACTAGCTCTTAAAGTTATCTCTTCAGGTCGTATTATTGTAGCGCGTAAGAATGCATCTAACTACACGCAGTACTACTACGGTACAGGCACTACATGGACTAGCATGGCTACAAGTGCAGGTACTAATGGTGGTAAAGCACGTCATGTAGAGTATAACCTAGATGGAGATGATAAAGTAGTTTTTGTAGATGGCACTAACTTCCCTGGTATCTACAATACTTCTGGTAACACTATGACGTTCCTTACTGCTGCAGATAGCGCAGATGTAAGTGGTGCAGAACACGTAGCTATATTTAAGAACACAGCGTTCTACAGTAAAGGCAACAACCTATTCTTTACGGCACCTTTTACAGTAGACGACTTTGATGTGGCTAACGGGGCAGGTAGCATTAACGTAGGTACAGACGTTACAGGTTTAGCAGTCTTTCGTGACCAGCTTATAGTGTTTACTACAAACAGTATTAAACGTTTAACTGGTAATACTTCTGCTGACTTTCAGATGTCACCTATTACAGATCGCATTGGCTGTGTTAATGGTGACACCATCCAGGAAGTCGGTGGTGATATTATCTACTTAGCCCCTGATGGTCTACGTCTACTAAGTGCTACTGATCGTATTGGTGACTTTGCGCTAGACGTTGCATCAGATAAGATACAAAAGGATGCTGTAGACTTTCTTAACACTGCATCAATCTTTTCTTCTGTTATACTTAGAGAGAGC